GCTGGTACTCCTAATGAATCAATTAATGGATCTTTACTTGCTCCTGTATATACACTTTCGTATACAGGCATCTCTTCTATCCATCTATAGTTTTTATAGTTTAAGAACTTATCAACATTAATTGATGGACTAAACGTAAACTTGTTTGTAGAATAAGATGCGTTATAATTGTAGGTATCAAAGTTTTGATTTATTGCATATGTTATATCATCAAATGCAATTTTATTAGTTAAATCGTTGTTGTTTGAATAAGCTACAATAGCAGGTGTTAGTTGAGTTTTATTTCTAATAGTAGTATCAACACTAGGAGTTATATATGTATCAGTAGATACAGAATGTTTTCCGTTGTTACTTCCTATATAGCCGTTGACTTGTCCTAGTGGTCCTTTTGAAACCATTTGATCAAGAGTACTATCTAGCCAACTCTTATTAATGTCTGTTTGAAAAACATTAGGTAAAAAGTTACTAGTCTTAATTTTGTTTACCTCGTTTGGGCCTGCTTTCTTTTTAGACATTTATTATGTTCCTGCTCTAATGTTTTCATCTGTTATATTCTGAATAATGTCAATATCGTTAACACTTACATCTGGAATAATAAGTTCGTTGCTGTCTGGTGTAAATTGAAACATATCACCAAATACACTACCAGCGCCTTGTGGTACAATAACAAAACTACTTAACACACCTGCAAGTTTTTTATGCACGTATGCCGCTAGTTCTGTAAAGTAAAATGTTTCTCCAAAATCCCAATTTGAAGAATCAAAGAATTCTTTAATAGCTTCTACAGTTTTATTTTTTAAATCAGTTTCTGTTATATTTGATCCTGTAAGTTTAATTACTCTAAATCTAGCTCGTAGTGCATCTTCTGCGTTTGCACCAAATAAACATTTATACTTTACTGGCTTATAAACTATAGTATCGCTCATTGCTTTCTTTTCACCAATAGATGTAAACAACTGTCCTAGTTCATAACTTGTTGGTGGTAACGGCATATTTGGTACTGTACCTAATAGCCAATTTTTATATTCTGTATCATATGATGTAGTTAAAGCAAACACATCAATAACATTTGTAAAGCTAGGATCAACTACTTGATTATCAGAAGCAATATGTTCCCATTCAAAGTTTAAGTTTTCTCTACCTGTGTAGAAAACACTATCAACTGATATTTGTGTTGCACCTACAGTTTCATAGAATACATCTGGATTAGCTGGTCTACTATCTGCATTACCATCTACAAGAACTATTCTATAAGTGTTTAGAGATACTTGGTCGTATCCATATACATAGAACTTTCCTAGTCTAGAAATTTCATTATTTAAAACACCCAATGCTTGTATACTATCTCTTTTTGCTTTTTTAGTAAAAGAACTAATTTCCATTTCGTTCTGAATGTTGCCAAGTCTAACTGTGTTACTAGTAAAGTTAAATCTTACAGTTCTTAAATGTATATCATATTGTTGATTAATGTAATTAAAATACAATGACCAATCATTAAAATTATTATTAAAGTTATCAGGAAATTGTGTGTTAGCATTAAATGCGTCAGGGCTGGTATCTATTTCCCAACCTTTATTTCTAAAATTATATTTTACACTAAATGATTTTTTAGCATCAAGATAAGTTATAATATGATCTCTTTCGCTTGTACTAAAGTTTCTTGACAATGCTGGGTATATAATATCTAATGTACTATTAGATGGAATTTCAGCATCAAGGATAATTGATCCTGTACCATCATTTTGTACACCAGTTGGTTCACCTGCACTTGTTCCTATACCTTCTATACCTAATCCAAAATTAAATACATCTACAACCTTTGCCCATTTACTACCACTTGATGTTGTAAATTTAAGTAAAGCACCTGGAGTTATAAATTGCATATATGTGTCTACTGTATTACCAACTCTAACAATAGCATTGCTAGTATTAGTTAGATATCCAGTTTTAACACCACTTGCTGTTTGACTTGGACTTTGCCATACAAAAGAATCTGCTGTATATGTATGTTCTGTTCTCAATCCATTAAATGCATTTCTGTATTTTGTATAGTACAAATTAACATATTCGTCATTGTTAAAAACATCTTTTACATATTTGTTAAACATCTGACTTGTATTATACGAACCACTAGTTGAAGATGTAGACAGTCTTTCGTCTTGATATAATCTTGCATCAGCACCTTGTAAGTATAAGTTACTATATTCTCCTGTGGGATCAATAAATTTTGAGTACCTACTATGTCCACTAAATGTTCTGTTTATACTTTTTACTTTTATTACTCCACCTGTGTTATTAGCTAATATAGTATTGTAGTCTTGAGCAGTAATCATTCTGTCTTGACTAGCATAATTCTTTGGTGCATTTTCTCTTATACTATCTAATGATTCACTTGAGGTTGCATTTGTAATTGCTTGTTTTAATTGTAAAGTAAACACCGCATTATAAGTATTACCATCACGACCTGTATATGTTATATTAATTTTTTTGTTAGTTAGGTCATCTGGTCTTAATATATAAGATGTATTTTCGCTTGGTCTGTACCAAACTCTAATTGTGTCTTTTGGGATATTACCAAAAGTTCTATCAGGAAATAAAATTGATATTTGGTTATTCTCTCTAGTCTTAATACTAAAGATATCTCTAACCCCTGATGCTAAACTATTGTAAACTACATTGCTATTAACATCTTTAACCTTAGTCCATTCTTTAATAAGATTTCCTGTCGTACTTATATTTTGTACAAAGCAATCTGTGTTGTTAATGTTAGGAACATTAATATCAACTGAGTTACTATCAATTGGATCTGCAATATCAAAATCTTGATATGATAAGTTACCTTGTTTAACTCCAAAAAAGAAACCTGTGTTAGCACTACCAATTCCTCTACCGTCATTTTTAAAATACATTCCAAAATTAGAAACTGGGTCTGGAGACTTTTCTTTAAATGTTAAATTAGCTTCATTGTAATCACTACTAATAATATTAAATGTTTTTGTAGCACCTGTTACAGTACCCTCAACATCAAACTTAATTTGATTTGGTGTATTGTTTAAGTCATAAAAATCTGTTCTAATGTTATTAAGTACTACACTTTTATTTGGACTACCATATTGATTACTATTTTGTAAAGTTGAATTTACTATAGTAATAAAATCATCTAAGTTATTAACATCGTTAGTAACTTCGTATCTAATTTCTGTTCCACCTAAACTTGCTCCGGTACTACCAATAACTGCTTCGTTTGTTTTAACTGCAACAACTTTCATTTCACCATACGCAGGCACATTACGTCTTGGAGAGTATCCTAAGAATTCAGCTAGTTTGAAAACTGATTCTTGTTTTTCTGCTGTTGTTAGAAAATTATTTCTAGCATTGAGGTCTACCCTGTATGCTAGGTTATGTCCAAATTGAGCTACTACATCAAGTAGTGATATAAATTCTGCTGATTCAATCCAGTCATTGTAATTTTCTGGATATGTGCTACGGACATAATCAACCATTGCAGTTCGTATTGTATCATAATCAAATGCTTGAAAATTAGCATTCACATAAGATTCGTAAACTACAGTATAGTCTTCTGCCGCAAATATTTTATTTTGTCTAGTTTTCTGTGCCATATTAAATCTCTGCGTCCTGTTCCCTATCAAACTTAATTTGCAAATCTGTTGCTGTTATAGTAGGTAGATATGTTAACTTTACATTAACTGTAACATAATGTTCTTCTTGTATAACTCTAACATTTGTATCGTTAACTTCGAAACGAGGATCATAATTTACTACAGCAAACACTTCTTCTCTTATAGACTGAATAGTGTCGTCGTCTAAGGGTTCAAATACATAAAAAGGAAGGTCACATCCAAATGTTGGATCTGTCCACTTCTCACCTTTACGTATATGAAAATGATTTAACAGGTCACGTTTAGCTAGTTCAAGGCCAGAAAGCCCTTTACTAGTATAAGCCTGTTCAACTGTTGTATATCCTATAAT